CACAGTTTGGTATGTTCTTAGCAAACGATACATTGTTTATGAACTTCCATACTGAAAGCATGGTTGATTCTATAGGCAGAAGACTTATGCCAGGTGATGTTTTGGAACTGCCACATTTACGTGATGACTTATTACTAGGTAGTGATGAAGCAATAAACAGATTTTATGTTGTCACAGATGCTAGTAGGCCTGCAGAAGGATACGACCCACGTTGGTGGTCACATCTTTGGAGGGTTAAACTAGGACCTATAACAGATTCACAAGAGTACAGAGATATTCTTGGAACTGGTGAGGAAGAAGGCGATTTAAGAAACTTAATAAGTACCTATGCTAATGAAATTAAAATTAGCGATGCTATTTTAGAACAAGCAGAGCGTGATGTGCCGTTTGATTCGCAATATAGAAAAACTGGTCATCTTTACATGGATGATAGTGTGCCAGATAAACCAGCACCAGGATTAGACTTTGGTGGTTCAGATGGTAATCCAGTAAACGGTTCTAGTATTGTTGGTAGTGGAGCAACTTTCCCAACAAGTAGTACAACTGATGGAGACTTTTTCCTAAGAACAGACTTCTCACCACACAGACTATTTAAAAAGTCAGGAACACGTTGGTTAAATGTTGGCTCAGATATGACAGGGTCATGGAGTGCCGCAAACAGAATATTAAAAGGCTTCATAAACAATGACTCAACCTTTACAGGTGACAATGGCGAAGTTATAAATGAGAAAGTAGGGTTAAGTAAACTTGTTAAACCTAAAACGGATAATTAAAATGAAATTTACAGAAATAAAAACATTACACGAAAATCAAAAAGTAATTGATAAGTTAGAAGATAAAAAATTCGATTTAGAACGAGCATTAGATGATGCTAGAGATATCACTAAAACTATAAAGTATGCAGATATGCATGTTGATATAGTAACTAAAATAAGTACACTAGCAGAAAAACATGGTATAGAAATAGACGAGTACCAAGAGAGAAAAGTATTTGAAGCAAAGAATAAATTAGAAAGCGAAATATACGAATTAGAAGAAGTTTTTAAAGAAGCAATTAGAAATATAGACAATAAAATAGACGAACTAGGATACGAAGACTAACATGGCAGGTAAAAATTTAGACTACTGGTATGACGAGCAAATAAAAAGATATTTGTTACAAATTATCCGTGTCTTCTCAAATTTTCAAACACGAGAGTACACAAAAAATGGTGTAAAATATAATCGTGTGCCAGCAAGATATGGTGATGCAAACAGAATGGTTGCTAGTATATTGCGTAACGGTTCAGAGAATGTAATTAATAGTGCACCTTTTATAAGTGTGACAATCCAAAGTTTACAACCAGCAAGAGATAGAACACACGAACCTTTCCTTGTGGATACAACACAGGTTGCTGAAAGAGATTTTGATGCAGAATCTGGAACTTACCAGACCGATCAAGGCAATCTATATACCACACAAAGGTATATGCCAGTACCATATAACATGACTATACAAATGGATTTATGGTCAAACAATACAGATACTAAATTGCAAGTATTAGAACAAATATTTGTACTATTTAATCCTAGCATACAATTACAATCAAATAGTAATCCATTAGATTGGACTAGTGTATTTGAAGTTGAACTAACAGACATAGCATGGAGTAATAGAAGTGTTCCAGTTGGTACTGAAGACTCTATAGATATTGCAACTTTAACATTTAGTGTACCTATTTGGATTAGTCCTCCAGCAAAGATTAAAAAACAATCAATTATACAACGAATTATAGCAAACATACATAGTGTAAGCAGTATATCAGACTTAGGCTATGATGAAGATTATGCAGACTTTTTTGGTGATATAGAGGACACCGCAGAAGTAGTTGTAACACCTGGACTTTATAGTGTAAGAATAAGTGGCGGTTCTGCTGTATTACTTAACGAAGTAGGTGTTGAGGTTCCTTGGTCTGATATCACAGACATGCAAGGCGATATAAGAACTACTAGTTTACTTAAATTAAATACTAGTAACGATACTAACAATTTCTTAGGAGAAGTTATTGGTACTATTTCAGTAGACACTACTACACCATCAAACTTAATTTTTAATTTAGATACAGATACTTTACCAACAGACACAATTAATGATGTTGATAAAATCATAGACCCTAGAGGTAATTATCCAGGCGACAGCACATTGGCCGCCTCAGCAAATGGACAAAGGTATCTTATTACAGAAACAATTTCAGCATCAGGTTATACCAATTGGAATATCGATGCATCAGAAAACGATATTATAGAATATAATGGCAGTAAGTGGGTAGTATCATTTGATGCTAGTTCACAATCGGGCAATACACATTATATGCATAATACATTTACATCCAAACAATATCAATGGACTGGCACTCAGTGGATAAGTAGTTACGAAGGAGAGTACAAACCAGGATATTGGAGGCTTGTATTGTAAAATGAAAAAAACGACCGCGGCAGGAGTAGTATTCCTTGCTAAGGACACCGGTAGATGTATGTTACAACTCAGAGAGGGTAACAAACGATTTAATCATACCTGGGGTTTTTGGGGAGGCATGATGGAAAAAGGAGAAACTCCTTACCAATGTATTCAACGTGAGTTAGATGAAGAGATTGGTTTTATACCAGAACTTCAAAAATTAAATCCCATAGATGTATATCAAAGTAAAGACAAAAACTTTTACTATTACAGTTTTGTATACGTTGTAGACCAAGAATTTCAACCCCCTAAACTTAATGGCGAGAGTGCCGGCTATGCCTGGGTAGACATAGGGCAATGGCCTAAGCCACTACATAATGGTGCTAAAATTACACTGACTAAAAACCGTGGCACTGAAAAACTGCATACTATATTAGAAATAAATTCCTGATAAATATATCATATGAGCAAAGGCGAAATTATCGATTTTGTTATTTTGCGGATAACTGCCGATCTAGATAAGTATCAACGTACTACCACAATCCCACATACATTACTTGAAGGTGCTATAGAGATAGAAGACATACATAACACTTATTACGAACAGTTACCTGTGAAATATCAGAAAATATTTGACGAAGTATATAAAGAGTACCACCAGAATATTGGAAAAAATATCGAATCGCTAAAAAAATTATTAAAGAAAGATTATACTAGAGTAGTTAAATACAAGGCAACTGAACACGATAGTTTTAGATTTAAAGAAATAATGAATTCGTATAGACCAGATATGAACCCTGTAAGAGCTATGTACTATCAGGCAAGGGAAGTCACTAGAAGATATAACCCAGAACATCCTTATCACTACTGGTTGATTGACCTAATCACAGATAAAGAATACAACAATATTATTTTAGATGCATTAGCAAAAGATATAAAAAAACTAGAAAAGATTATAGCAAAATACTATTTTCCATTAGTAAAAAATTCGCGAGGAGTTCCGTTAGAACTTTTTCATGCTAAACAACAATTAAAGGATTTTAAATTTTATTATTTGTTTTTTAGAAATATAAAAGATTGGACACCAGACGAATAACTATTTAGAAGTTTTGCGTTCCACTCCGTCCCAATCTCCTGTTGGCATTGGTTGTTTAATTCTTTCTGCATAAAGTCCTGCAAGTGTATCATTCCAGTTATGATCTTTTATAATCTCTAGTTGATTTGAGCAAGTTGCCCACTCTCTGTTTTGGTATGCATCTACCATTCTGTTTACTACTCTTGCATACTTGTGATCATTTAGTATAGTATAAATTGTTACAGGTGCTGTCTGTCCTTTTACAGCAATTTTATCTAGCATTACTAAATTTTCTGGAGTGTTAATTTGTTTTAGTGTATGCTCTGTAAACATAAAGAACACACCATACTCTTTTGTTTGTGCTTCTAGTCTTGCCGCTAAATTAACACTATCGCCTAATACTGTATAATCAAAACGTTGGTTACTACCCATGTTACCTACTACAGCATCACCTGTGTTAATACCTATACCAACACCTAACTCCATAAGTCCGTCTTCTTTAAGTTCTTTATTAAGATTTTTAAGTTCTACTTCCATTTCTTGTGCTGTTTCTATTGCCAACTGAGCGTGATCGTCTACATCAAGTGGTGCATTCCATATCGCCATCAATGCATCGCCTATATACTTGTCTATTGTTCCTTCTTTACGCATGACTAAATCTGTCATTGGTGTCATATATCTATTAATAAGATTACCTAAGCCTTGTGGGTCCGTTTTAAACTGTTCCGATATCGGAGTGAATCCACGAATGTCTGAGAACAAGTATGTCATTGTTCTTGTGTCTCCACCTAACTTTAATAAACTAGGATCTTTTTGTAACTTCTTAACCATTGCTGGTGCCAAGTAATGCTCAAACTGTTTCTTAATTTGTTCACGTAATTTAAACTGTTTGTAAAAGTTATTAAATGCCGCCTGTGTAAATACCAAAAAGCCACTTAATACAGGGAAAGTAGCATCTACTAATACTAAACTTCCTGTGTATTGTTTTACACTATAATATGCTATACCGCTTAAGATAAGCAACGATACAGGCGCCGTAAGTAATAAAGGCAGTCTATATACTGCTGTTGCTACTAGAATCATTACCAGAAGGGCTGTCAGAAGCTCGTAGAACGCGGCTGTTTGGCTTCGTGTTATGTTACTGCCATTTATAAAGTTCTGTAGCATATGAGCTTGTATCTGCTGTGGATATAAGTTTCCTCTGGGTGTAGGTACAGGGTTTGCAATACCTTCTGCTGTCACACCTACTATAACCATTTTACCTGCTAGGTCAGGAATACTGTCTGCACCTGTATACTCTATAGTTTCAAAACTATTATTAAATCGTATATATGCTGTACCATCTGGTTGCGTTACTATTGGGTCAACTCCTTTAACAGCAACCTCTTGTATACCTATTTCACTTGTTTTAACAATATAACTTTTTTGCCCTCTACTTACCCTAAGCATTTCAACAGCAAAACTAGGATAAATTTTATCTTCTACTGTGATTGCTAATGGATAGGTTCGTGTTTGATTGTCTGGTTGTGGTGCAGACGCATTTACGCCTTTACCATTTACTACAGCCTCCAACATAGGGACATTAGTAACTAAGTTAGGCCATTTAAGTAAATAGTTTTTTGCAGGCACTGGACCTATTGTGCCTGTGCCTATGTGTGGTCCAGATGTTTTTATACCTTTTACACTAGGTGTTTGGCTTAGTACATTAAAATTTATAGGGTTTCTTCTTGCACCAGGTACATTTACTACATTTTGCTGTAGGAAACTAGCGAAAGTTTCGTCTCCCTGAAATCTATCTGCTTCAGGAAACATAATAGTCCAACCTAAGACACCACTATTTTTACTTGCAACATCTATAACTAATTGAGCATAATATTGTCTGGGGAAGGGATATTGGCCGTATGTTGCTAAAGTGTTTTCGCCAAAGTTTAGTAACACTATATCATTACTAGGAATAATTTCGTCTAATTGCTGATAACTATCAAATACCTGTCCACGTAGACTTTGTACCGGAGTAGGATCTGCTACTCGTAATACTAATAAGAGTACAATAGATAGAGCTACCGCATAGCCACTATATAACCATTTCATACCGATATTTATCGTATTTTATTGCAATTTTGCTTGGCTTCGTTTAGCAATCTAAAGTTATTTGCTACAACAAACATGTATAACATATTACTATTGTCTAATTCTTCTGGAGTAATTTTTTTATAACCATCGTTGTATAACAATGCTGGAGCCAGTAATAAAGTTTTTGTTGCAATTATTCTAGTATCACTTGGGCGTTCTGTGTACAGTGGATTTATTTCTTTTATACAATCATATTTCATTGCTCGTGATGTTGAGTAAGCATCTAATACCTGAAAAGTAAAAAACGTAACCCATTGTACAGTTGTGGTACGTTCGACTATTTCAAACTGTAGTGTTGTACTTGGTAATGGTTGGCATTCTACTGGGTTGTTATCGCAGTAGTATGGATCTAATGGGGGATCGTATGTTAGGTCTAAAGCAAATAAACTAGAAGAAAAAAGCGACAAAAAAATTATTATCGCTCTTTCCATGATCATTCGCACTCTTTAGGATTTTCCGAACAATATTTTTCAATTTTGTCCATATTTTCAAAAAGTAACTGTACCAACTCCTTGGTACTTAATTCCTTCTTACCATTTATCCTATCTAAGAAGGTTAGTCCTTTTTTGGTGCTTCTTCGTCTTCTTGTAGTTCGTCAGTTTGTCTATCTACTTCGTCGGAAACTGTTTTTACAACACCTTTACCAAGGTCTGCTCCAGCAACAACTACAGTCTGTGCTGTATCAATTGCTAAAGTTCCTACAGATACAACATCATCAGCAACTGCTGTAGTGATTGTAGCCGCTCCACCAACTACTGCATCAACAGTACCTGTGACAACTTCTGTTCCTGCATTCCAAACGCCTCCAACTGAAGCACAACTTGTCATGAGGAAAAGACTAAACATACCTAAGAAACTAGTTAAATTTTTCATACCTTATCTCCTTATATATAAGTGTTATAAGACAATCTGCCATTATAACATATTATATTTATCTTATTCGTGTTAGAAATTGCTGGATATAATATTTAAATTATATAAGGACGGTGGCCTGCTAGACTGTTTTGATCGTGTAAGTGTAATTCGTAGGATAAAAGTTCTATAGTTTCTTGGCAGTCAGATGTATATATTAAATTTAATATATCATTTCTGTGTGCTTCTTCTATTGTGTGAATTAAATCAACCCACACATACATAACTATTAACAAAAATACCATAGCAATAA